TAAATCCACCATTAAATGGAAGAGTTCCGGCAAGGTTTGTAAAGAATCTAGTAACTGAGAATATATTAGGTGTAGTAGCATATACTATTTGAGGTCCATATTGGCCAAAATTACAAGCAGTACTTTCGGTAGAATAACCTTCACTACTTATATAATATGCATATAGTCCCGCAACTACTGGTGTAAGACCTTCTACCGAACCTGATAATCCAGTTCCTTGTAAATACAATAATGGAGTTGATGATACTGATGTTTTAACTTCAAACTTACCTTGTGAGAAGAAGTTTTGTTGGTCAACATAATATGATTTACCAAACTCCCTATTTGCTCCTTTAGCAAATTGTTGTGATATATAATCCGTATCAAGCGTGTCACCAAAACTTAACTCATTAACTGCAAAGTTATTTGCAGGTACAACATCGATTTTTTTGTCAAGGTTGATGTATCTATTAAAATCCCATCTTCTACCTGTATTGTACCATTGATTGAAGGTCTCCACTATAAATTGATTTCTAACTGTCTTTGATGGATACATCACTAAGTTAAATTTCTTTTGGATAGATGTAATAAAATCAACAAGTTTAATTCCTCTTGTACCAAATGGCATATTAAAAGGTATGTCCATAATCCTACCATCAGCTCCCTGTCTTACCTTATTAATTTCTAAATAAGATTTAGGTTTACCACCTGGGTCTAATGTAAGAGTAAAGTCATTATATGGAGCGTTAAATATATCAGTCCACTCAAATCCAAATCTATATGTACCTGGTGATAATAATGGTGTAGAAAACGCTGTAGCTACTTCATAGTTAGTATCTTGCTTTAATGTCCCACCAGCAAAATCAGATATAGTTTTATCATAAAAATAATCACGTATTACTGGTAATGATACTGATGTTACCACAGTAGCAGAACCGGTTTCCATTACCAATAAAGAAGGTGATGGTCCTCCAATAGAACCAGATAATTTTAAAGCAAGATTTAAAACACCTTGTAACGATGAAGTTACAGTTAATGTATATGCCGCATTAGCACCAATTACATTTGATGGGTCTTGTAATGCGTTATACCAAGGAAAAGCAGTATTGGTTGATGATGGTACTAATAAATCAGTTTGTCCACTTGCTGATATAGGAGCTATCTTAACAATACCTAATGTTTCTAAATCCACATCAGGGTATACTGGATACTTTAATTGTCTATTACATATCATATACATATCTTCTATAAAAGGTTGGTCAAAGAACGAACCTGTGTATGTATATCCAGCGTAATCAAATATTGCATCCCAAACTCTTTTAACTTTAATAGCAGGTTTGAAATCTTCAACAGCCATTGCTTGTGATGGGGTAGAATTATCATCTATACCACTATAAATGTCACCACTTGTATATCGTAAACCTTGTCCATAATCTGCTAATGGATAAACAATATCTCCATTAAATAAATCACCAGCCCAGCTAGCAGATATATTTGTAAATGATGATGTGTGATTGTATATACTTAACGAATTTAAATCATTTAAAAACGTTCTATTAATTTCTCTTGCGAATGATGATACAGCTCCAAAGATAGTTACCTCATACGAATCGATAAATTTATTTTGTTGTATAGATACCTTATTTAGTTGAAGATACCCCTGAGCTAAATATAATCCATTAAAATCAATGTAGCAAGGTACCTTTACGTTTGTAGCAAATGTATCAGGGTTAACAACACTAATATCATATACGTGTTGAAAGAAAGCATTATTCTTTTTACTTCCGGGCAAGTTAATTTGACGAGTAAAGTCAGCTGGGATTAATCCTAAATCAAATAATCCAGTTACGTTATCTGATAAAAGAATTTGTTCATCTTCGAACAAATCTAATATTACATTATTCGCTACTAATTGAAATTTTACTCCTTGAGTTGTAACTAATCCCATATTAAATTATTAATTTATATCCTTGTCCGTATCTGAAATCAAATGAGTATTGAATTAACTTATCAACAGCCTTAGTCTTAAAGTCAATTGTGTCAGTATCTATTGTTATAGGCGTCAAATTGTCATTACTTTCTGTTGTTACATAGTATATTTCATCACTTACCATTAATTGCTTAAAGATATCGTTATAATCCTCATCAACCCAAAACGAATTAACGCTAATTGCTTGTTTACTATCAACCAAATAGTTTAAATTTTGACTATCGTAGTTAGCATAAGATAAAGTTGAGCCATTCCAAGTACCAATTTGTGGTTGATATGTTCTCTTTTCAGTTTGAAATGATTTTTTACTAACCATATAGAAGTTGAAATAATCAAATTGACCATATCGATTCTTCCACTTAATTCTTACATTGGGATATTTTTGTTCACAAACTAATTCATAGTAAATAGGAAGTCCTAATGGTACTTCCTCTGCAAGTGGTTCGGGACGATAAAAGGCTTGTATAGTATATCCAACAGATGCAGTTGGGAATGGAAATCCGGCTGATGATGGATAAGCTGGAACTTGTTGTATTTGTTGTGATGAACTTACTGATGATGATACAGTTAAACTACCTGTTAAGGTAGAATCTAATAAGGTATAAATTACTAAATTAGGTTGTGGTGCCTCACTAGCTGGTCCAGTATATACACCAATCGTACCTGTGTTAGCAGGAAATATTGATTGAGTAATAGGTCCATCTGTCATTAAAGGCCAATGTGGCGATTTTTCATCAATAGCTCCATTAATTTGCTCTTGAAAAATAGAGTACCCATCTAATGCTTTATACACACTGCTTATAGCATGTGAACCTGTTACATAAACAGAACCTGAAAGGAATCTACTGAATCCATCTACTTTGTAATACCTTACGTTTGAAGGATTAGTTTGTCTTAAATCTTGTAATGTTGCATTGATAACTTTACTTACATCAAAAATTCCAACTCTACTTGCGTTTGGATATTTTACTAATGTATATTGACTACTTGAACCGGAGGCATTTAAGCTACCACTCCAATATTGTAGGTTCATATAGTATTGAAAGAATGAGCTAGTTACAACATTATCACTTTCCGATAGTGTAAACACCATTGGTGATTGTGCTAATGATACTTCTGCTGGATTTTGAGTTATTGTCAGAGCCATCTAAAATCTTTTTTAATTTAACCATTGAAATGGGAAAAGTATTTGATGAACTACTTTTTCTTTCCAAGCTTACCTAATGATATAGATAATCTGGATAGCGTATCCTTAGCTACTTCTTCTACTTTTCCTTTGTTGAATTCATCTATTGCTTGTGCTAATTCCGTACTATTAGCTGCAGTTTGTGCAAAAGGTCTCGCTTCCATTTTATAAGTTCCATTCTCAACAAACTTACCATAGGTAGCCGCTGGAGGAGCATAAGTTAATGAAAGGGTATATTTACCTTGCTCTTCTGCAATCATTTGTGTAGCAGTATTATAATCACCTACTTGCCTATATAAATTACCCGTCTTATACGCAGGCCTCCAAGGCCCATTAATCATATATGTTTGAGCAAGTGTTTTATATAATCCAGCTACATCTTTTAGGGTTTTCATTAACCAAGTAAGTTAAATTCACAACGAGGTCTATCATTATGAGTTACTAATTCAAATGATACTACCCATCCACCTAATCCGTTGTTAAATCTATCTTTAAATGCTATACATCTAATATCACCAAGGATTTGAAAGTTTGTTAATGCGTAGGCTGTAAATGATGTTAAATCATTTATAATAGCTAATGTATTAGCATGAATATCGACGGTATCATCATCACCTTCAAATGTAGCTACATCAAAGTTTTTGGTACCAAATGATTCGTTATCTTTTAATTTAATTTTATCAGCAACAGTCAATTGAATTGAATACTTTGTTTCACTACCAATAAATCTAGCTTCACTAATTAAAACATTAGCTAATGGATATGCAGGAAACTCTTTATTATCAATATCATTAATATCACCCTGTGAAACAAAGGCAATAGATGGATGATTCTTCATAATTGTTTTAAAGTAATCTAAAACATTATAATAGAGCGTATAGTTAGTATCGTTATTATCGTAGTATGCTGCCATAGTTTATTATAGATTTAATCCTCCAAAGTATGCATTACCCATATCAGGGTATATTTCAGTTTGGTTACCAACTGATTGTAAGTACTCAGGTATGTTATTAGAATATGCAATCAAATAGTTTTGTGTTCTAGTAGCATAATAATCAGCGTTGTTCATAGCTTTTTGTAAAAGGTAATCAATTTGATTTTTATCTACACTATCGCTTTGTTCACTCTTATGTTTAACTGCCCCTTCACTCTTAAATTGAATATTAGAGAATGGAAGATATTCAACTACTGAATACCAAACTAATGTTGGCTTAATATGGTCATTCATTAAGTCTTGGTAATATACGTTTTTTTGAGCGAATGTACCAGCTTCTATTTCTGCCTGTAAAGAATAAAACAAAACAGTACCCAATAGATTTAAAAGGTATTTATCTTGCGCTGTTCTTATAAATGATAGTAATCTATCAGCATCAATTGAACCCTGCAATGGAGTTTGTTTGATGATATCGTTTCTGCTTACAAATAATGCGTATGCCATATTAGTTTTTATTTAATGTTTTTTCTTCAGTAAATTGAGTTGTATCAGCTACTACATCAGTTTCACTTTCTTTAGTCAATGCAGGGTTTTCGTTAACTTCTTCAATTTCAGTTTTAACTTCTTCAATTGATTGACCTGTTTGTTCTGCTTGTGATGCTAATAATGCGATTGGTGTAGCTTGTTCAAAGTACAAACCTAAATCCTCCCATCCACCTTCTGTTAATGCTGCATCTAATTGATTCAACAATAAGTTTTGGAATGGTTCAATTGTCATTGTTTGTAAAATAGAATAAGCCGTTTGCATTTCCTCACTGTTAGAGCTAAATCCATTCACTGCGGTACGAATACCCATCAACAATGGAGAAGTGATTCTATGCGCTACAAGAATCCTATCCTGAGCGTATTCTGAAACGTATGTGTACTTCTCGTGTAAATTATCTGTCTGAATTGTATCAATAGTTGGTTGTCTATCTTTATCATCGTTAAATGATAACATAAATCTACCAGCATTACGAGTACCTGTAAACTTTTGAGATATCATATCTTCGATAGTATCTCTTTCCTCAGGTGCTGGAATACCATTGTTCATGTTAATCATTACCAATGGCAAGAACCCATTCTCAATGTTATTTAAGTGTAAGTTAGATAACTCAGCTTCAACGAATGCGAATTGTAAACCAGGGAACCAATCCGGTACCGAATAATAGAAATGACCCGGTGAGTAATCTTTAATGTAAAGAAGCTCAGTTGATTCATCAGATGTGCCAAAAGCAGGAATACGTTTTTTGTTTCTAATAGCTCTTTGGTCTGTCCAATCGTGTGAGTAGTAATATGCTTCTATTCTTGGAGATTCAACTAACTTCTCAGCTCTTATATTTTGAACTGGAGTGTGATACATCTTTATAATTTGTGTATGTTCTTCATTCCAATGTACTAAGAAACATGCATTACCATAAAGTTTTAAATCAAATGTTACTCTCTTCATTTCTTCTTGAGGTAACATCTTAGCAAATGATTGTTTTAATTGTTCATTTTCACAATAGATACCTCTACCAAAAATCATATCAGCAATACCACCAATACAAGCTGCGTTGCTTGTAGA